ATCCCGTAACTGAGCCAGGATATACGCTGCGGATGCCCTCGCTAATGCAGCGTGATCGAAGCATGGCGCGGGGGAACTTTTGCCACCCTGATCCTGGTTTGACAAGTCCGATTGATCTCGCTTGGTCGATCGTCCATGTGACGCTGAGTGATCCACCGTTTGGATGGCTGAATGTTCCCGTGACTTTTTCATCTGTATACACCTCCCAGTTAACTTTTCCACCGGCTGCCTGAAAACGCGCCAACATACTATCCGCACGCAAAGCGGGTTTGCCTTGGATGACATGGTAATCACGGGCTGCGGTCGCAAAAGCGTGTCCTTCAGCCTGTGCAATCATGCCAAGGGCCAGCACCTGATTAACGTCTGTTAGGCCGAACAGTCGGCTATCTGCAATGGCCTTGGCCATCTGTTGCATATCTTGAAACGGTACGATATTGCTCATAACTGTTCCTTGTGTTGTTGGTGTAATCTATCTCTTAAAGCATCTTGTGCAACAGTTAGTGCTGCATACATTGCGCCAACAGCTTGTTCACCAGTTAATCCTCCATTTTCTATGTGTTCCTCATAAACACATAAAATTGCATCAATAAATTTCTCAAAATTACCATTGCGTTTTGTACTCATTTTTATCCCCTTATTTAACTAAGAAACGGCGTGAGCCTGGTTGCTGCACAACAAACTGGTCGTACAGGTCTTTGTAGGCTGTTTTAAACAGTTCAGCAGAGAAACGCATACTTGGTTTAGCAGACTTCCAACTAACCAAGGTAGAACCGTCCACAGACCTAATTTCAGCCTTATCGGCCATTAGGTTGCGTATCTGTAATTCCACGGCATCCGCTTTGCCCTCAAGGTCTTTAACTTGCGCCTTAACCTGTCGCAAATACTCAATGGCTTGTTCAACCTGTTGAGTAGCCACAATAACTGTATCCGCTGATGAGACGGGGTACACAAGTTTGGTTTGTTCAACGGTTTCGGGTGTGGGCGTGTCTCCGCTGACCACCATTGCCCATAACTTGCTTTGGGTCTTAATGAAATCCTCTTTCTCTTGGTCACCAAAGCAAAATTCAAACGTGTGGAATTCTTGACCACCAAACAAGACAGCGAGATAGACTTTGCTGACGTTGTGTACAGTTGCCTCGTGCAAACACTGTACATAATCCGCAGGGGGGACACGATTACTCTCTGGGTCAAACTTGGAACGTACTTGTGCGTTATAGTTTTTCGCTTCAACAAGTGTTTCTCCATCTGTCGCAATGAAGTCGAAATGACTTTTAAGCCATGATTCTTTCGAGTGAGTGAGCGCATAGTCTGCATCCTTTAATTCGATACCGAGTCGGTCTTGTGCGAGGCGGCCAATCAGAGGCTGCATGATGTGCCCCATCTTGACAGGTTCTAAGTCGCTAATATCTTCGCGTTCGTGTTTGCCCTGTTTGATCAGGATGGCCTCGACAGCACGGCCATTAGCTGCCATGCGGCTATCACCCGACCACCAGGCACTATTGCGTACTTCGGGTAAAAAATCGTCTCTATCGTTCATTTCGGCACCTCCAAGTGATATTGCGCGACTATCTTGCCGTCTAGCAGGATAAGCGTCTTAGTTTTAATGTCGTGGCCTTGTTGGCGTAAGTCTTTGATCCTAGCGGCTAGTCTGAAACATCCGCACCCCTCTAAAGCCTCAATGGCCGTGAGGGGGCGTTGCTCCAGAGCCTTGAGTATCCATTGGCTCTGGGTCATGTTATGCCTCGACTTTAAGTTCAAAGAATTTAGCCAGGCGGCCACAGCCAATAGCGTCATAAGAACGCTCTGATGCTGCTACGGTGTTGCGGAGTTGTGAAAGACCCGTTACCAGAGATACGCCGTCAGGACGTTGGCACTTAATGTCTTTGAGATGTTTGCAGTCTTTGCAAAATTTGATGGGTTCGTTCATTTTAAATCCTCTCATACTAATGGTTGAACAACGAATACTAATCACTACAGGTACTACTTTAAACTATATCTTTCAGTATTGCAAGTGCTATGTTGTATTTTTGTCTTTTAATAGTTTTTGTGCTTTTTGAATGGCAACCAACTCTCCACGATTACAAGCAAGTATGTCTAAAACTTCTTCGTTTGTCAGCCCGACCCACGGCTTTCTTGGTGGTGATGTTGCCGCTTTTACCGCATCAACAAGCCACTCTGGTGGTGCTAGATTTCCTTGCTTACCGTTTGCTGCAAGGTATGCAGACCAACGACCAATACACTCCCAAAGGTGCGATACAGGCTCTTGCTCAGGCTTGGCTAACTCAGCCTTAAGTGCTGCGATAGATTTTGTAACTGGAATGTACATACAGTCTGAGCAATTGTCTGACGTTAAATTGCCCATAACAATTTTGGCGTTTTCCAAAGCATCCAACGCTTGCTGCATAATTTCACGGCTCATATCTATCCCCTAGTTAAAATTAATCACCACAAAAACACGCAATACCTTCTTCGTCTTGATCAAACATAGACAATTGTTGTGATGCAAATTGAACCATACTTGCATAACTAGGCCGATCTTTACGAAATGTCGCACCATCGGGACGGGACGCTAACGCTAACGCTTCCATCTGTGCCCACCAAACCGCCCTCTCTGGCTTCTCAGCAATCAATGTAGCAACTTGATTCATGGGTTTAAGAAAACATAAGTCACAATTACCCGCTAAAGTCCTGCCTTTATACGTTGGTAACTCTAAGTTAAATGCTTGTTTATCCCAAAATTCACTAATGTGTTGCACAGTAACACCGGCTGTATAAAGCGGAATCCTACGTTTATCTGCAATTTTAGTTGCCCGTCTCGCCTCATCATAACGAAGCCCTATCCAAGAGGCGTTCTCCAGCTCTGATTTAGAACAATCGTCAAATAGTCCTGATTGTTTTAAAAAACACGCCATCGTCCGTATTTTTAGTTCTGAAGTACAGAACCTGGTAACCGGATTAGGCAAATAATTACGTTTACGAATAATGGCTTCAAACGGCTCACCATTTCGTGCCGCTGTCTCGTAAGTCACCTCTTTATATCGACTAATTGGGTCTTCATGGTCTTGATACTCTATCCAATGTATCTTTACACCCCAATTAACAGAACAATCATGTACAAATTTAAGCGTGTTTTCTTCTTCTTTCCCTGTATTTGCGAAACAAACAACACCGTCATCAGGCATCTTGCCACCATGCGCCTGTAAGACCTGATACAACATATAGGCTGATGTTCTACCGCCAGAGAACGATATACACGTTGGTTCAGTTATCAAATAAGGATTCATATAGCCTCTAATTTACGCCAATAGCCAAAAGTGGTGTTTTTAAGCAACAGTTCAACTAGTTGATTGCTAGTGTATGTTTAGAGATAACTTTTACTGCAACTACTAACATTTGAAATTGTGGTTACAAATGTAGTGTGTCACTTCAAGATATGTTGCGTGAGCAACTGCACCAAATACGCCTACGCAAACAGCTAAACCATATGCGATCAATAAAAACACCATACAAATAATTACTGCTTTTATAACGCCCATATGTATCCCCTAGTTAAATGTGTATGTACTGCCTTGTGTCTTCCCGAAAACCCCCCTACCCCATGACAGAGTAAGTGAGTATCGGTTCTTCCCCCATTACGGGATGCATATGCTAACCATCGGTTAGACCCCTCGACCTATGCACTCAACCAGTCGCACGGATTGTTGCGGATTTGCACCGGCTCACATAACCTCTGTGGCTTACCGTGTAACCCTTCTCTCGACAGCCACCAGGATGGGTGCATTGTTAACGCAGTCGGCACGGGTGCCGTGATCAATAAAAAAGCCGCTTAAATCTGCATCTTGGTGAAGGATTCCACTACCGGCTTCAAGGCGAAAGTGGAACAAGATACAGACTTAAACGGCTTAATTGTCCTTCACGACAACGCCACAACTATATCATAACTTTTTACAAAGTGCATCAAAATAACCAGATGCGTATGCTTTTCTGAGGGTTACAAGGGACAGCTCACCGCGAGACAGAGAGTCGATCCACTCAATTGCTGCGGTGTTGGCCAATAAATAAGACTCTTTGACCCTATCAGCTCGCTGTTGGTCTTCCAATTGCTGCCAGGCCTCCTCTTCGGCCTCTGTACCTTGCAAGGCGTGCGCGTGGGTAATTTTCTCTATGGCCATCTTTTCCTCTACTTGTTTAACCCATCGACATCCTAAAACCGTGACCATCCAAGCAACGATCAAAGCATAAAACCAAAAAACAACAGTATAAATACTCATAACATCCCCCATTGTTCAGCCATAGCTTGTGCTATTCCTTCGTAGGTTTTACTTCGAATTTTCCACCGGTCTGCTGATGGGGCTAACTTATTTTGCCCACTTGGGGTTTGGTTTGCCCTTCTTGTTTTATTATCACCGGTTAATTTATTGGTTGAAATTAACAGCGGTAAATTTTTAAGCCAGAGACACGTTTTTTTGCTTGCATCGTCTCCAAACCACCACGGTTGCACTATCTGCTCCGGTTTGCGGATGCGCGAGGAAATTATGCTAATAGGGTTTTCTACAGCTATTTTTCCAATTGGTGCGGCCATCAACAGTTTCACAAAATCTAAAGCGTCTTCTGTCAGTTTGGGGTCACGCAAACCCCTTGTTGTCCAATGCATACCGGAAACAGACAAATATGTACATGGCGGATGCGCGATCATTAAATCCCAACCATCTGATAAAACATCTCTAACATCACCTTGATAATGTAACCCCTCTGATTCTGTGGGCAAAATGTCACAACTCATGGCATGATGGCCTAAGCGGGAAAATGCATTTCTAACCGTGCCCGAATACTCGCAAGCTATTAAAACCTTCATAGAGACGATTCCTGGATAAGCAATACCTAACGTACTCTCTGGGTAAAAAAAGCCCCCTAGCGGCCTTTATGGCGTTTCTAGGGGGTGTTTGTATTATCGGGCGTTGGCTAACTGAATCAACAAGTCTGCAATCTCGGATATACCCATATCGTCATACTGTGACAAATCTTCCGTTTCTAATATGGTGTAGGCTAGTTTGGGGACTCTGTAACCGATTTCGCTCAATGCTTTGAATTCTTTCAAAATGTGCTGTTTTGTCAT